GAATATTATTATGAATGCAGTTCTTGAGGTTCTTATTTCTATTCAGGAAGTTGTGGTTGAGGTCATTAAGGGTATCATCGATCTAGTTTTAAATATTCTTTCAAACATACCATTTATTGGCGATTTCTTTAAAGGTTTTAGAGATAGTGTAAATGGTTTATTTGATGATTATGTCGGGATGTTACGTAAATCTGTCGAAGAAACTAAGACATATGCGTCCCTCGCTACAACAGATGGAATAAAGAGTGCGATTGACGTTCTAGATAAATTAGGACCTGAGGAAGCTGCTGCAGCACAAAGGTTTGCTGGAAAGGCTAAAGACGGACTTGAATATCTACGCATCTACTGTTCTCAGTTAGGTATTGAAGCTCCTGAACAATTTATTAATGGACTTAAGAACCATACCATTTCTGCGAATGAAGCAGGTAAACTCTTAGCCAAAATGGTTGAGTTAGGTATGTCTGAAATGCAAGCTAATAAAATTGCTGAAGAAGCCGGGTATACTTATGCCAATGGCGTACTTACCGCCAAAGAGCAGGCAGCATCTGGTGATCAACTTAAACAAGCTGTTGAGCAAGGTCTTACTGGAGATGGTAACGGATTTGATACGGGTCTTATTACGGCAGCCTTTGAGAAACTCAATGCTCAGTTTGGTGGTCAACTTGATGTAACCAAGGCGCTTGCCGGTGTTAAATCTGGTGAGATTAACCAAGAGATGCTCGCTAAATTTGCAGAAGGAGACTTCTCAGGAGTTTCTGAAGAGAATATGAATGAGTACCTTAAACCTATTGAAGGTATGGGTGAAAAGGCGGCTGCTAGTATCGATGGCGCTAATCAACAAGTTGGAGCGTCTATGGATACTATGAACACCGATGTATCTGCTAAAGCCGCCGAAACAGCTAAGTCATTAACTACAGCTTTGACAGACTTCACGGGAGCCGTACTCGGTGCTCAGAAAGGTACCGGCGAATATTCTGCTGAGATTGGTAAGGGTAAGACCCCCGCTGAAACTGCCGCTAAAGAAGTAGTTAAAGGTACCAAAGAGTCGCTAAAATTTAGTGCTACAGACGAAGCCAATAACTCCGTTAAGACCTTTACAGATACCGTTCAATCCGGTGAAAATAAAGGTAAGGCCGAGGGTGCTGGTAAACAGGTTAATTCCGCTGCTAAGCGAGGACTTAAAGGCACTGGTGGCGCTGCAGCTTCTGGTGAGGCTATCACATTAGCATTCGCTGGAGGTCTAGCTAGTTCTGCCGCTCTTGCTGCCATTGATGGTGCTATGGCTCGTGTAAACTCACGGGTTAAACATCACCAACCACAATCGCCAGCTAAGCGAGGAGTATTCTCTGGAGCTGGATGGACTGGGGTATTTAAGTCAGGTTTGGCTATTGCGAAGGAATTTGCATCAGGTTTAGGTTCAACTAAATCGCTTAACGCTATTAGTAACAATATGGATAGAGTTAATTCATTCGTACAACAATCAATAGATACGATTTCTGGTTATCTTGATGACAACATCGAGATGCGTCCGGTTATTACACCTGTATTGGATATGAGCAATATTGAAGGATATCGCTGGAATGGAGCGGGTACTCTTACCCTGTCTCCTGCTGGTGTAGACTACAATTCACTCAACCCCAATACAAGAAATATCCGCGATAATAAATCTTCTATTGATGACGTTGTTCGTAATCTTGAGAGTGTGGATAAGAAGCTTAACGCTATTACCGAAAACACTGAGATTGGTAATAATCTCCTTGCTCAAGATAGGGTTAATGTTACATATATGGATAAAGATCTCGTGACTCGTGCATTGGCTCCTGGTATGACAGAAGCTCAACGTACGCTCACAGATAGACAAAATATGTTAGATGGAGTGTTACCACAACTATGAGAGATGATTCATATTTCTCCATAATATTTGGAGAAGGAACTGAAGCAGTTGATATCGGTAAACTTCTAGATGCTGTAACAAAAGTAGAACGTAATGCTGGTGCCGGTCAGGATCATACATATTCCGCCGGTACTGGCCGTTTTGGTAAGACTTGGGTATCTGGTACACGTGGTACATATCCTATAACTATTGAAGGAACCAAGTCAGGAGGGCCTGTAGACTTTCTAGCGCTTCGTACTAAACTAGCACGGGCTCTAGATTGTCCAGATGGGCCTAAGAAACTACAATTCGACGATCAAGACGGTAAATACTACATGGCTGTTGTTACAGGACAACCTAAGTTTACTGAAGACATACAAAACAGCAAAGTTACAGTCTCAATATCTTTCGATGTTCCTGATGGGCTTCTCCATTCTGAACTAACAAAGGTACTTAACGCAGAGACAACTTCTGCTGATGTCGGCTCGCTTACCAAAGATGGCAAAGTCGTCAAAATAACTTTAAATAATGCAGGGAGCGCACCTGCTTACCCTAAAATTAGAGTAAAGAACAATACAAGTAACGGTTGGATTGGTATTGTAAACAAAAATGGTATTATGGAGATCGGTACAAGCTCGGCTGATAGTAGAGGTACGAATATCGCTACTGGAGCTTATGACCAATCGCATATGTTATTGAGTATTGCCCCAAATGATACCAACCGCTGGTTACAAGGAACCAACATTACAGCTAAATACCGTAATGTCTCACCTTTACCATTTGCTAGTCATGCTGAAGTTAATGATATGACTCTTAACTGGAGGGCTAAGGGTATTGGTGGTCAAGGGTATGATGCTCCTGGACTACACTGGTCTGGCTCTGGTGGCAAGGGTGTTGGTCGAGATTGGGGGTGTACAATTTATGAATACCCTCTATCTCCTGACAAAGCTGGCCAGAAAGGTGCCAAGGACTTCCGTTGTGATTTCACAATGAAACTCTGGGCTTCTAAGATTGGTCAGACGGGTCTTCTATCTCTACTATTTATGACAGAAGATGATCGACTTATTTGTGCGTATAGTCTTGACAAGCCTTGGACAGATAGTGATATGACCATGCAGACATTCACAACCTCTGATATTCATGCATCAGACTTAGCTAGACGTGAAGAGAATTACTTCGGTTCAAATGATAATGAGCCAGGTCAACAACGACCTAACCCAGGCTTTAACAGCCGTACAGGTAATGCTTATGTTATTAAGGAAGGACCTAAATTCACATATAGCTATGCCGGAGCACCTAAGACAATCACCGACTCATCTAAAGAACATCTCGTATGTACTAAAGTATGGGTTATGTTTGGTCGTCTTAAGTATGAGCGTGCCGATGTCGGATATCTTAATACGCTATGTTTACAGTCAATCCGTTTCCTTAAAAACCATGCTCAACGTTATGACTTAGTTCCTAACAAGTATGGCGTTGGTAGTGAAGTTATTGTAGACATGTATGAAGGTAAGATCTCATTTATAGCAGATCCTGCATCTTCTAAGAAAGGCGTGTCCGCTGAAGGAGACCTTATCAATGGCTCACGGTATTTCACGATACCACCTGGTGAGTCTAAACTAGAAATCCACTCTTCTCCGTTCGTTGACGTTGCTCCAGATGTAACTGTCGAATGGGAAGAAGCTTGGTTGTAAGAAAGGAGGCCGAAACTTCAAAATGAATAGAAAACCTGCATGGCAGTTATCTGTACATGATAACGCAATGAATGTGGTAGACCATATTAACAATGATATACCAGGTTCTCTTAAGTATTACAACGAAGAGTTTCATCAATTCTGCGGTAAGGGTTCGGCCACCTTTAAATTTACTGTAGATAAATACACAAATGGTCAACTTAATGAACGTATTAGTAACTTGACATCTGAGGCATATATATCCTTCCATGAAGATGGGGTCGACTATGTATTCAATGTGATGACAAGGAAAGAGACTAATACAACTATTGAACTAGAGTGTACGTCAACTAACTTAGAGCTACTCAATGAGAAGACCCTAGCTTATGAAGCTACTGAAGCTCTGACATTCTTAGAGTATGTCGGCAACATGAACTTGTTTAGTCTTACTCGTATTGAGTTGGGCGTGTGCCAAGTACGTGACCGCAAGCTAAAACTTAAGTTTGAGTCTGAGGAGGATACTTGTCTTGCTCGGATTATCAAGCTTGTTGAAGCATTTGATGGGGAATTGGAGATTATAACCCGACTTACGCCAGGTGGTCAGATTGATAGGTATATTCTTAATGTATATAAGTCAAGAGCTATTGCCGGAGACCGCGAAGAAGGTCTAGGCCGCGTTCGTACTGATATTAGGTTGCAGATGGGTAGAGACGTCGTGTCTGTTGTGAAGAAGGAGGATAAGACAAAATTATTCTCCGGTATTCGTATGCGGAATAAAGACGGCGCCTACATTACCCAACCTAAGGCTAAAGAAGTCAAAGCTGCTGATGGTGTCCATACTGAAATCTTCTGTACACGTAACTCACATACAATCTACGCTCCGATATCGGCTAAACTCTATCCTTCTGTAAATAAGAGGGATAACTGTGATAACTGGATTATAAGGGATGTAAAAACTGAGTTCACCACTGCTGATGAGGCCTGGGCTTACGGTGTGCGTATGCTTAAACAGTACATGTATCCAGTTACAACCTGGGAAATTGACTTGAATTCAGCGATTGTGTTGCAACAATACAACATTAAGATTGGCGATGTTATCTTCATCACAGACGAACACTTTGCTGGAGGTCTTCTTATCAGAGCCCGTATCACTGAGATGATACGTTGTTCAACAGATCCTAGCAAAACTAAGCTTGTTCTATCTAATGTCGTTGCAACTAGACCGTCAAACAATACAACTCTGATGGCCACGATGTCACGTATGATAGCAGAGGCTCAAACTTTCAAAATGAATGTAAAAACTACAGGCCCTACGATGTTTCGTGAGGTATCTGATAGTTGTGAGTTTATACCTACCTTATTAAAAGGTAATTCTGAGGTTAATGAGGCAGAATTCATTTATTATATAGATAATAAGCTGGCTGGGACAGGCCCTAAGTTTAAAGTATCTAAGACTAATATAGGAACTAGCGGTGTTGTACTTGTGACAATACAGGCCATATACCAAGGTAGTGTTGTTGAGTTTCAAGACATTACTGTATCGACGGTTAATGATGGTGTATCTCCGGTTATGACGGTCGTACACTCAAGTAATGGCGATACATTCAAGAACAATGTCATTGAGACTATCTTGACTGCTAAACTATTTAGGGATGATACCGAGATTGATACTAAAGGTGAGGCCTTTAACTATATTTGGACTAAGACTCTAGCCAATGGTGTTGTAGATGAGGCTTGGGGCCAACGTCCTGAGTCTAAGAAGAAATCTGTAAGCGTGACTAATATCGATGTTAAAGATAGGTCAACATTTACAGTAGCTATAGAAACTAAGTAAGGAGGTGTGTTATGGCTATAATTTCAACAGGTCAGATTACGATTGTAGACGTAGATGACGGAAAAACACAGTATACGCACCTCGCTTATGCTGATGATATTTCTGGTGGCGGTTTTAGTAAGACCGATACTAATAAGAAATTTATAGGTATCTATCAGGACTTTAATGCCTACCAAAGCGACGACCCTAGTAAATATACTTGGAGTAAGTGGCAGGGCTCTGATGGGGTTAATGGTGTGCCTGGCCAACCTGGTAGAGATGGTAGAACTCCATATGTCCACTTTGCTTGGGCTAATAACTCAACTGGTACAGAAGGATTCACAACGTCTAAGAATGACACTACACGTAAGTACATGGGAGTGTATACCGACTATACGCAGACAGATAGTACCAACCCTGCAGATTACACTTGGCAACGGGTGAGGGGTGAAGACGGGGCTAACGGTGTTCCGGGTAAACCTGGAGCGGATGGCCGAACCCCATATGTTCACTTCGCTTATGCGGACTCTGCTGACGGTAGAAACGGGTTTACAATATTAGGTGCTCCTGGTAAGAAATACATGGGTACTTATACCGATTTCAACCAGCCAGATAGTAACGACCCTACTAAATATAAATGGAGTCTTATTAAAGGTGCCGATGGGGCTAAGGGTGACCGTGGTGATACTGGGCCTATAGGTCCTGCTGGTCCACAGGGTATTCAAGGTCTACAAGGCCCTAAAGGCGATCAAGGCATTCCTGGTCAGAAGGGTGCTGATGGTAGAACTCAATATACCCATATAGCTTATGCTGATAATGCTAGTGGTGGAGGGTTTAGTCAAACTGATCAAAATAAATCATATATTGGTATGTATCAGGACTTTACTCAAGCCGATAGTAATAATCCAAGCTCTTATCGCTGGACTAAGTGGAAAGGGTCTGATGGGGCTAACGGTATACCTGGTAAAGCAGGAGCTGATGGTAAGACATCTTATATCCACTTTGCTTATGCCGACTCTGCTGATGGTAGAACTGGGTTTACTGTGAGTGGCGGAAGCACTAAACGATATATGGGTACGTATACCGATTTTACGGAAGCTGATAGCACAGATCCTACTAAATATAAGTGGGTGGATGTATTAGGTAACGTAGAGCTCGGATATCGTAATATACTACTTAATACCTCCGATATGGTACATTTTCATATTCAACATGGCCCTTCTGGAGACACGTCTTCTATATTTTCTTATGATAGTTCAGATGATAGTATTATTATAAATTCAGGAAACCAAACTAATTATCGATTTTGGGGGGTGTCATGGGATACCTCTATCCGATCAGTAAAACAAGGGGAAGTTTTCTCTATAAGACTTCCTATTTATAGAGACTCTAGTGTACAATTAAATAGTAGCGTTAATCTAATTTTAAAGAACCATAAAAATAATACTGCCTTATTTAATTATGATCTTAGTAATTCTAAACCTGATTCTTGGGAAATACATAATATAACTTTTACAGCCGATAAAGATTTTGATCTTGATGGTTTTAATTTTTATATATTTATTTCTAAATCTGGTAAAATTAAAGTTGGACGACCAATTATGGTTCGAGGAAATATCGTACCTAAAGATTGGATCGCGGCTCCGGAAGATACCGAGAAAGCGTTAAACTCCAAAGCTGACCAGACTCTTACTCAAGACCAACTTAACAAGCTAGCGGAACGCGATGCTCAACTTAAAGCTGAGATGGATGCTAAGGCTGCTGCTGACTTAGTTGAGAAGTGGATAAACGAGATAAAGAATCTTTCTGCTGTAGAAGAGGCCGGTCGTAAAGAAGCGGAACTCGCTGCTATTCGGGCTAGTGAGCGTATAGTTGACTTACAACGTAAAGTCGGAGAACTTAAACTTATGACCGAATTCGTAGATACATACATGTCTCAATCAGAAGAAGGTCTTATAGTGGGTCGTAAAGACGGCGCTTCTAAGGTACTCGTTTCAAATGACCGTATCTCATTCATCTCTGGTGGTAAAGAGGTCGCATCTATATCTCAAGGTGTTCTACAAATCGATAATGGGGTATTTGTGAAAAGCCTTCGTATTGGACGGTTTGTTACAATCCAAGATCCAACTAACTTAAATAGAAATCTAACAATGTTTGTAGGAGGTGCTTAATTGTATGGTACGTGTTAACTTTACTGGGGATTACGGTCCTAACCTACAGTTAGACCTCTTCTCTGCTTGGAGTACGCCAATAGAGGGCAAAAATGCTTCATTGGTCAATGTCCAAGTGATTTTAATTGCAAATGGATATGCTGCTATCTATGGGTCATACCCTAGAACGCTATGGATAAATGTAGGTGGTATTCAAGAACAACTCACTGTAGATGTCGGTATTTCACAAGGTCAAGTAAAACCTCTACTTCAAAAGAACTATGAGATATCCCATAATGACGATGGCACTAAGTCTATTAATATATCAACTGCTATTGATATTAATATTGGTGGGTATGGCGTTGCCAGGGCGGCATTCGACTTACAGCTTAGCGATATCGCTAGAGCTAGTAAAGGCGAAGATGTAAAGGCTACAATTGGTTCGCCTGTAAATCTAACTATTAACAGGGCTAGTGCTACATTTTTACATTCCATATATGTTGAATACGGAACATGGAAGCATTCCATTACAGGTAATACAGTTACTACTAATTACAACTGGACGCCGCCTATGGAACTTTGCGAACAAACGCCTGATTCGATTAAAGGTGAGGGTAGTATAACTTATATTACATATCAAGATAATCGAGAGATTGGTAGGGATGTTCGAAGGCTTACTCTGACGGTTCCTGATACGGTGAAACCAAGCATTTCTAGTATAACGGTTAAGGATACCAATGAGAAGATAGCTAAGTTTATGAAGACAAATACCTTCGTAACTATACTATCTAATTTAAAGGTTGACTTTGGTAGTGCTACCGGCGCATATGGGTCGACAATAATCAAGTATAATGCTTTTATTGTTGATAAGCCATACTCGGCATATACTGAAGAAGGTATTATTGGTAACGTCCATTATGTTGGACGAGCGATTGTGCGTGCAACTGTTACGGATAGCCGTGGACGTGTCAGTGAGCCTAAGGATATTCCTGTAGAGTTCATCGATTATTATCTTCCTCAGATTAGCTTTGATGTTAAACGTGTTGGAGCAAATGCAGACCAACTGCAAGTTACCCGAAATGTCAAAATAAATCCTTTAACGGTAGATGGCGCACAAAAGAATACCATGAAGATATCCTTTAAAGTTGCTCAGTTCGGTACAGAGGCTTTTATTGATGATAACGGCCCCGCAAACTTAAATATGACTGATAAACTTTCTAGTATGGTTAATTCTATAGCCAACCTAGGCGGAAGATACCCTGCCGATAGGTCTTATATTGTTATAGGTACTATCGAGGACAACTTCACTAGTACTTCATACCGTTTTGAGGTGGCTACTAGGTCTGTTGTTAGGTCAGAGGATCAATATGGTGTTGGTATTAACAAGGTTCGTGAGCGTGGCGCTTTAGATGTTGGTGGGGATATTTATGCAAATAATAAACCTATCCAACAACTACAGCTAACTCAGAATAATGGTAATATTCATGATATACGTTATTCTATACGTGACTGTAATGACGCTAGAACATCTGGTTTTTATGTTATTAAAGGTACTCAGGATGGCACAAAAAATAGTCCTACTGGTAAACCTGGAATGCTAGAAGTCTTCAACTTAAACGAAAGAGAAGCTTGGCAAAGGTATACTACAACGCAGTTAGAAACCTTTATAAGATTCAGGAACTGGGGCAATACCTGGAGTAAATGGTCTAAGTATACCATTGGCGATGATACCCCTTCCAAACCTGTAGAGCCACCAGCGCTTACCTCTGTCAAGAAAGATATTACTTTCCCTTGGGGGTTTGCGATTTCTGGTCGTCGTATAGGAAACATGGTTACATTAAATATGAACCGAACCGCTCAGACAATAACCAGCCAGTATGAAAACGCCATTATGCCTGAGACTATACCTGAGGGGTTTAGACCAGCGACCGATGCTAATATGATAATTACCGCGAATGAGCGACATAATATAATAGGGAGCGGGATATTCCATTTGTCAAGTACAGGAAGTATATCCATGACAAGCGGAATAACACAAACTGCTATTTGGACAGGTACAATAACTTACCTAACTGAAGACCCTATGCCTAAATAAGTTACCCACCAATAAATATTAGAAAGGAGATTTAAGTGTCTAAATTAGAGTTTAAATCTAAATCATTAGATTACGACTTGTCTAATAATAAACGGACTCACGTTATCCTCGTAGATGATAATAACTCAGTTGTCCATATTTACTTAGATGAGTCTGCAATCGATATGAGTAATGCCGAGCTATATTCTATGGCTATGCAAGAACTCTATGACGTCAACTTCCCTAGCAAGGCTGAGAACGATAAGTTCAATAAGGTTGAAGAGAAGATTGATGCTGTAGATAACGCCATGGATGTTATTGTAGCATTCGCCGTTTCTATTAAAGGCAGTATGAACACTCATGCCTATGCTAAGATCGCATCTGCCGCTAAGCCATTAGTAACTGGAAAACGTTATGGTAATGGTGATGTAGTGGCTATGCCTTATCCATATGATACCAACGAGAAGTGGCCTAAAGGTACGCCTACAATTTTCGCATTCACAATGCAAGAGAATGAAGGTTATAACTATAAGTCGCAAAAAGTTGAAGATATGATTAAACAAGGCTCACTTAGCATGGTTATGCCAAGGTTTGATTAGAGAGAGGTACCATGCAAGAGAAAGAACTTATGCACTGGTTTGTTACGGTTATTTTCCCGATATTTATTAGCGGAGCAAGTTTCTACATTGCCTCCAAGAACCGTACAACCGAATTAGAACATCGATTAACCGAACTCGAAGTTCGAGATTCTCATCATGAAAAGCTTATTGATAGTATTTCAAATAGGTTGGATAAATACGAGGAAGAGCAAAAGATAATCCGTGCTTTAGTAGAGCGTATGGATTATATGAACGATGGCCTAAAGTCCGTCAAAGAGGATGTTGATGAGATCAAAGTCCTCATTAAAAGTAATCAACATAAATAGGAGATTTATAAATGGAACTTACAAACAAACAATATGATATCGCAAAACGCATCGTAATTCAAGTTGTACCAGCACTTATTGCCCTTATTACAGGTCTAGGAGCTTTGTATAAGGTTGATACGTCTCTTATCACAGGTACAATCGCCTTATTCGCTACATTTGGCGGTACTGTACTTGGTGTATCTAGCAAGAAATACAACGAAACTACACAAGAAGACGATTTAAAATAGATCTACCGAAAGGAGAATCTTATGGCAACTAAGTCAGAGGTTATTTCCTGGGTTTGTAGTCTAGCTGACCGTGGCATTGGGGTTGATGCAGATGGCGCCTATGGTATGCAATGCGTTGACCTCCCTAACATGGTCGCACAGAAGTTCTTTGGTCGCTCTATGTGGGGTAATGGTATCGATATGTTAAGTGCAGGTCAAGGACTTGGCTGGCATACGACTGGTGGTAATGTATTACCTAGGGCTGGTGCTATATTCTGTATGCGGGTATCTTATCACGGATATGGACATACAGGTATTGTAGTGGGTGAGCCTGATCTG